TGGCAACTCATCAAGAAGAACAACAGGAACAACCACACTGATTCCCATGAAGATGTAGCACAAGAACTCAGGATCGCGTTGTTGCAAGCCGGATCTTATTACAAGCGACAGGTCTACATTGAAAGTTGCCTGTCGCTTTGCAACGAGTATGTTGATGATCCGTTTGTTTTTAAGATCGTTGAGAAACTTCAATTTCTTTGGAAGAACAAGACTAGGCACGGGGCCAACAAGCAGAAGTTCGGCCCCCATCAGGAAAGGTTACTTGGCAGGATTGTCCGGTCTTATGTTCCTGCTAGACTTCGACCTTCGAAGAAAGCTCCTCTAGTCGTCGATTCTAAATTTGCAACGTATTGCAAGGCGATAACTTGGAATCGGCAGAAAGCCTTAGGCAAGAAGATTACCAGGGAAAAAGTGATACGGGCGAATTCGGTATCGCTATCGGAATACGATTATTTGGGATCTGAGAATTGGCGATAGCATGTATAGGATCACAGAGAGGGACTTCTATCAGCGATACGAGAAGGTATCCGTCCATGAAGCAGGACAGTACACCCCTCCGGTTGACCTCAACATTATCTTGACGCTGATCTGTCATTTCAAACCCAAGCATTTCGTGGAATTTGGTGTGCAGGAAGGAATTACTGCCAAGATTATTCTGGACAAGTGTTCATCGATTGAAAAGTATACCGGAATTGATGTCCCTTTTGGGTTTGAAACGATGATGAAGGTGCAACAATCCGAAGTCCCAAAGTCGGCGGGAAGCTTAGTATCGGATGATCGATTTGAGGCGTTGGTTTTGCCAAAGGGGACCGTCGAGTTAGATGTGGAAAATCTATCCGCTGATATGGTTTTCATAGACGCAGATCATTCGACCAAAGGAGTTCAAAGGGACACAGAACTAGCTTTGCAAATGACATCGGGGGTTATTATCTGGCACGATTACAATCGGGCCCATGTTCAAAGATATGTTAATAGAAGACCGGGAGCTATTTCGGTTTTGCTTTCTGAAAAAAGTCCTGGTGTTGCCTTTGAGATCCTACGAGAGCCTTTGCCGATTTTGTAGTCTAGACAATTCTTGGGTTTTCTGCTAAACTCTTTCTATCTAAGCCCCGATAGGAATCATATGGATTTTATAGACCCAAGCGACGATCTTAGCCCTGAAGAACTAGAGCAATTAGCAAGTTTGACTGATCCCGATGCGGAAGAGGATTCCGAATTTAAGTGGGATGAAGAGTTTCAACGCTATGTCTTGGCAATGCTTGTTTCGGATAAGCATTTTCTAGTCCAAAGCCTTCCTCTAGTTCAGGCCAGATATTTTACGGATGAAGTTCACAAACTCATCTGTAAACTTCTCTTCGATCACTTTGAAAAATACAAAGTGCTGGCCAAAAAAGCTTGGATTGTTCAGGAGGTTAAAGACCGAATTGCCGAGAAGAAAGAGGAGATTCAACTTCATTTCTTGACGGAACTGAACAAGGTCTATGAATACTACACTCCCGGTGTAGAATCCAGAGATTACCTGTTGGATAAGATCGTTCACTTTGCAAAGATGCAAGCGATCAAGGTGTCATTCAATCAATGCCTCACCGTTATCAAGAAAGATCCCGAAAACGACGACACTTGGATGAAAATTGGGGACATTCTTCGGGAGGCGTTGCTTGTTGACAAGAACTTTGATCCCGGCCTGGATTACTTCCAGTCCTACGAAGAGCGATACGAAAAGTCGGAAGATGACGAAACCAATGAGGTCTTCACCGCAGCTTGGAAAACTATAGACAACAGTCTTCTCGCGGGCGGTCCCACACGCGGGGAAGTCTATGCGATTATTGCTTTGAGTGGTGTTGGCAAGAGTCTTTATTTGGTGACCGCCGCTTTGAGGAATGTTGTGGTTCTTGGAAAGCGTGTGTTGTATGTCTCTCTGGAAATGGATGAAGAGAAGATTGCCGAGCGTTTTGACGCTCAATTAGCGGTGGTGGATATCAACAAGCTGCAAGAAAACAAAGAGCTTGTCCGACAAGCCTTTGATGAGCATCTTGAAGACCAAGAAGATCCGCGAACCCTTATCATCAAGCAGTTCGCCCCTGGCGTCATGGATGTCAACACTCTCCGAGCCTACTTGCAACAATTGTCTCTGGTCGATTTCCGACCCGACATGGTGATCGTTGACTACATCGGTGAAATGAAGGATTATCCCGGCATTCCGACTTGGCAATCGCGGTACAGAATTGTCAGGGATTTGCGACGTTTGGCTAAGGAAGAAGACATCTGCATTCTCACCGCTATGCAAGCGAACAAGAGTGCCCGCGAAGCTCAAGAGCAAACAGACCGGTTTGGCAATCTTCAGACGGGAGTCATTGACGACGACAATCTGGCAGATGCCCACGGTCAAGTCAAGCCGTTGGATGGTTGGTGGTCGATCAACCAAACCCAACACGAAAAGAACGCGGGAGTCGCCAGGATTTTCCTCGGCAAAGCCAGACACGGCAAAAGCCGAGTCACTTTCTGGATCGAGTACAATATGCAGACTCTTGCAATGACCGAAATATCTCAGAAGAAATATAGCGAGAGATTGCGGCTTGAAATGAATAATGCCGTCACCAGGATGCAGGATTTGCCGAACCAACAAAACCCTAGTGGAAAACAAGGATTGAAGGCCGATCAAATTGTGAAAAAGGAAGCTACAATAGAGGGAGAGGAGGGACCCGAAGCCCAAGGAGAATAAACGATGACAGATGTGAAACGACTGATAGATCCCAAAGACCTACCCCCAGACAACAAGAGAACTTTGAATTTGGGGGATGAAGAAATTGTCCTTGATGCGGACAAACTAGTTTTCAACGAAGCAACTCTGAATCATTTTCAGGATCGACTGGCCGTTTGGTACGACTACTTTGGGGAAAAGCAAGGCTTGGCAGAATTTCTTGTCCTTCGTAGAGAAGCTGAATACGAAGCCGCTTATTCCACCCATTATGCCGAACACAAAGAGAATGGGGCAACGGACAAGCTGGCGGAAGCAAAATCCAAGGCTGATCCTGAGGTGCAGGAAGCAAAGAGACAAGTGGCTCTGGCCAAACAACGATTAACGCAGATCAAGTTGCATATCAAAGCCTGGGATAAGGCCCATGACAATGCCAAGGAACGCGGATACATGATGCGTAAGGAAATGGACAAGCTCCAGAGCGATATTTCTCACAAAGATCATGATCTGGCGGAACAGACAAGAAAGTACCTTGAAGATCGGTAAAATTATAGGTTCAAACAGGATTATTGAAACCTATATACTTGTGCCTTGGCCGATCCAGTCTTCAACCATGATGCAGGATCGAATGGCTCTAGACCGTATCAAGGAGACATCGAGATTCATGGTGGGTAAACGGAATACGGCTGTTGGATGCTTCTTCGTGAGGCACAACCGAAACGTTGCTTTGGGCCACAAGCCCAGTCAAGGTAGGGGAGATGACATGAACGTGTAATGTTGTCTCCCTTGTTTTTTGGTAAAAAAAAATCATAACACGGTTTCTATATAAGGGCGACCCTCTTCAAGTCTGTTAGGCAATTGGGCGATAGGGGAGGGTCGCTTGGTTTTACTAGAAAGATCAGTCAAATACCGTGAACCTACCAGAAATATACCGACAAATTGTAGCGGAGCTTAACAAAGGGATAGTTACTCCGCGAATCTTGCTTGATCGACTCCGTGTATCGGACGAGGTCTATCGCAAGAGTTCTGAATACCAAGACTCTCGGTATGTTCCCTTTTTCTACCACCTGGGAAAGTTCATCTCTCCAAAGAACCTGTTTCAGTTGGGTGTGAGTCTTGGTTTTCCGATATGCTCATTATTGCAAAGCTGCGAATCTGTAGAAAAGATTTTCCTATTCCAGCCGAGAAGCAATCAGTTTTTCTCACCAAGGCTGGCAATTTCGAATATCAAAGATTACTTCAAGGGCGATTTAGGATACAGTTACGGACATTTTACCGATGTCGAATTCACTGAGAATTTTGACAAGGGCAACTGGGATTTCGCTTTTGTAAATGTGATTGCTACATTGGATTCGTACCGCAATTACCTCGATCTAATTTGGCAGCAAATGCCGGTCGGCGGCATTCTGGCTGTGGACTATCTTTCTAGTTACCAAGAATCTAAAGAAGCGTTCTCAATTTTCTGTAAGATTGTGAACCGCGAACCGGTCGTTTTCGACACCAGAAACGGAACCGGCCTGATTCAAAAGTAACTAGGAGAAAAATGGACACAGACACAAAGAATCGACAGGTAAAAGAAACAACATCTCTATGGGAAGGCACAGGCCTACTCAAGGAAATCGACAATCAGGATGATCGCGTCGTTGCGGCGGTCGTTATGGAAAACCAGCGGCTTTGGAATGAAAAGTCGGGTTCTCCTCAATGGAAGCGAATGAGCATTCCCTTCCTTCGCAGAATCTTCGGGCACTTCTTGCCCTCCCGATTGGTTTCGGTTCAGCCCATGTTGGAAGCTACCGACATGTATCTCTATCGAGACAAGTATGGCAATCTTCAAAGAGGGGAGATTGTCGCTAGAACTAGGGCCCTCCCAGTAGAAGCAAGGGAAGTGGAGCCCTCTGGAAGAACCAAGAAACATGGTGGACACAATCTTGAAGAAGAGGCAAACTATTGTGCCAAAATCAGTGAGACAGCCCACGACTACATGTGCCGAGAAATCTTCAGCGATCTATTGAAGGTGGCGGGCAGCAATCTTGTTCACGAATGGAAGTCTCCAAACAAATTTCTGGATTTCTTAAGAGTTAACGCGGCATCTCAAACCAACAGGGTTGTTGGACGACGTGCTAATTGGGCGGTCATGCCAGAAGCATTTATGGAAGCTGTGAGAAAACACGAAGATTTTAGGCCGGGCAAAAACGAACACTCTTACGATCTTCCCGATCCGGCTGTTCAGTTTGAAGGAACAGTGGGCATGCTCAGGATATTCGGAGGATTGAAAGGCGATACGGTCCTGATGGGGTACAAGGGAGATAAATTTGATTCTGGCTACTGTTACTGCCCCTACATTATGGGGATGACTGTCAATGAAGGGACTCAAATTCTCGCCCATTACGGGAAAAAATGCACCAATAAGAACTACTACGTCAAAATCAAAGTTGAGGGGCACTCTGATACCGAAAAAGGAGGAAAATGAACCTTAACAATGGCGACGTGGAATATTTCGATGGCACCGTATGTGGCATCCAAACAGAATTCGGTTTTTTAAGTAGATTTGACACTTTAGACGGACTTTTAACTAGAGGCAAGACTAGATGCCTAACTTATCCTCATGACTGCGATGGGAAGGCAAAAAGCGAGTCTGAAAATGTGTTGTGTTGTAAAAAATGTGGAATTAGATGGAAAAGACTTGATTGAGAGGTTGTCATGAGTAAAATTAACAACGAAGGCTTTAAAGATGTTCCCGTGGAACTATACGAGAGGTATGGATCTAATCGAAGAGTTTGGTGCATCGATGTTGGAGATATGCCTCCAAGAAAGGCCGAAAAATTTGTCGAAGAAGTTAAAAGGAGAATACAATGCCAGAAGAGAAGGTGCCGCTCAAAGGAATACTAGTTTTCTACATCAATGTAGGGAACTTAGCTCCATTCAGGGCCGAAGCATTCATGGAAAGAATGAAGGACAACTTCAAAAAGACTGTCAATAAAGATCAAATCATGCCGCCCGATGTCGCAATGATTTGGATTCCCACCAGAACAGAACCTACGGAGGTAGGCTATGTTGCTTTCGAAGCAGCAGATGATCGAAAAATACAGAGGCTAACGGACCTGATGGATGAATGGAATGACGAATGGGAAGAGCATCTTGAGAAAGCGGAAGAAGAGCAAGAAGAGAAGAGAAAAACAGAAGACGAGAATTTCAAAACGAAATATCTAGGGGGCACCATCTGGGAGAAGTTGCTGTTCTGGAAATAGGAGGTCATTATCGGCTACGAGGTAACATATCATTATCGTGAAGAAGTAGAAGGATCTAAGGGGCAATACGAAGAAGAAGTCAAGCAGCAAACCAGGAAGGTGGGCAAAGGGTTTGAAGACGTTCCCCTAGAAGTTCTAGCAGGAAAGATTATCGCCCAATTGGCTCGTCGCAACATTTTGGTTGTGGACGTAGAAATCTTTGAATACGTCAGAAAGAAGCTCAGTTACAGGGAGTCACCGGACGGAATTCTTATCAAAAACAAGAAGTTCCGGTTTGATGACGGAGCAGTTGTAGAAGCTGACGTAGAAGACCCACAGGCCAAAGAAGAATTGGCGGAACTGCTTTCGAATAACCCAGAACTGATGCAGGAAAATGCGGGTGTTCTAAAACCGCTCCAACCACAACCGCAGCCCCAAGCGAATATTGCTCCTCGCCCGCCCGCACCCGCGACTCTCTCGGGGCAACGGCCTATTCGTTTCGAAATCTACGACCCGTCTATCCACTCGGAACACAAAGCCCAACAGCAGGGATATAAATTCTCAAAGGGCAAGCGATATCCCATCTTCCAAGAAGAATCGATGGGAGAAGCGGGTCCTGTCATCTATACCACCGTTGATGATACCGGTAAAGAAACTAGATGCTCTTCGGAATACTTTACCGCACCAACACAAGGGATTAGATACGAAAACGTTGTTAAAGAGGATAAGGCGGAAGACATCGACCTTTGGGGATCAACGCCAAATGTCGCTAATGATATGCCGGATTTAAGGGGGTAATATGAAATCAGAAGTAGATGATGCCAAATTCTTCGAAGACGAGAAAAAACCGTCCGTCGAAACAGAGATTACCTGGGTAAATGGCAGGACTAGAAAGAGATTTGTCTACAACAAGGATAAATTTCCCAATATTCGCAAACAGCACGGACAAAATTGCGATTGCGACTATTGTAACCCTAGAAACCCTCTGCCATTCGCACCACCGATACACACTTTTGAGGAGTTAGTTCAAATGCAAATCGACAAAACCTGGAGTTTGAAACCAGAAACCAATGAGTTGGGAGAAGAGATCGATTACGTCGAACTCAAAGAGCCCACCGAAGCTGAAATCGAAGGGGTCAAAAAGGATTGTAAATGCAAATGTGCCCCCAAAGACAAAGGGGCTAAGAAGTGTGCCCCGCCGTTTGGAGCCGATGCCATACCTATGGATGAATCTATTGTTTGCTGGGCTAATGCCGAATTGGATATGGCTTACCAAGAAGAGTTGGCCGTTCAGCAGGGGTTAGAAAACTTTGCCAGTGTCGCTAGCACTACAGATTATCAAAAGGATAATGACCTCAAAGGTCTGATTGTTTGCTACGTGAATGTGGGTCAGGACGCATGCATGCAAGGTTGTTTCATTAAAAGCCCAGAACAGGTTATTGACCAACAGAAGGAAGACTGGGAGCCAATTCTGGCAGGACTGCCTAGTGATTTTGAAAGAGTCTACCTTCCTGTGAGAGATGGCAATAGTCGTATAGAGGTGGTGAGTTTCTAATGTCAAACAAAAAGCTAAAAGAGAAAAAGAAAAAGGCCAGAGAGCGTAAATCGAAGGCCAAGGTTCTAAAGAAAAGAGCCGAAATACGGGCTAAAGCTAAGTATGAAAAGCAGCTTGAGGAAGAACACGAAGAATCCCGAAGTAAGCCGCAACCCTATATGAAGCCCGAAACGCGGCGGCGACTCAATGAGGAGCAACAGCAACAGGCAGCAGAGAGAGATGCTCAAATCAAAGAGCAACTTGAACACAACCTAGAAGTCCTTAAGGCTCTTGAAGAGGAGTATCTGGCCGATCAGGAAGCTAAAAAGCAAGCCAATGAAGAGCTAGAGGCCGAAGGGTATAACACCCTCCAGGAAAAGCTAGATGTTTTGGCCGAAAGGGCTGAAGCAAAGATGAAAGAAGAACTACCAGATGACGACTAAGGAATATCTCCAAAAGTGGGCCGCTTGGCATGGTCGATGCCGGGCAGCTTACCCATATACGTTCTGTGGTGGGGAAGAACAATCATACGATAATGTGGGGAAATGGTTTCAAACACTCCACGATAGGTTCTTGACAAAGTATTCGGAAGTTTACCAGCAAGAGGTAGACCGGGTCGGAGTTGCTTACGAAGACCCGTGCAACTTGATCCATAGCGGTCTTGAAGATGAACCTGATGCCATGGAAATCCTCCTGGAAACAATGCGGGAACTTAGCGATTTAGAGACTACCGGACAGTAACTATTTCCTTCACTAGGCCCCTCCCCGGCGAAGCCGGGGAGGGGCCCTTTTTACAGCATTCTTGGCTGCAAGACATTGTAAGCCCGTTCTATGGTTTCGAAAAACTCTCGTTTTACTCTGTGTTTGGGATACCCAAAGTGTTTGCTCCACCCCAGCGATTTATTGGTTTTGTTTCTAGCATCACATTCCTTATTTCTTTTAAGCCGATGTTCTAGGGTCAGATATCGATAATGCATAATCCTTAGTTCGTTTTTGTAGGATACCCTACCCTTTTTAATATGTGCCTTATGGGCACCGGGATAGTAGAACATATCTGTGGTTGGTTTGAAAATCAACATTTTGCTGTGTTTGCCTGAGATAGCACCCATTCGGGATGTACTGATGAGATTCTCTTTAGGAGAGGGAATCCGACCGACAACCATGTGATATGCAGTGGGTTGAAAGACATCAAATTGAGGGTTGTTTTGCAAGTATCCAATAAGGTTGGGGTGATATAGAAGTTCATCGGTATCTGCGACGATTACATAGTCGGCTTTGCTGGACTTCCAAACTCCATTCTTCAGACAAATCAGGATATCATCCCTAAATTCTCCTCCCGTCCTATACGTGCTAATTTT